CATGCTTTGTCATGGGGTAATGGTTTCGCTGAAATTGAACGCGACATATTCGGCAACATTAAAAACCTGTGGCTACTACCACCAGACCTAGTCAAAATAGACAGGGACACCAACGGGAACCTGTTCTACAAATACCAGATTCCCGGTAGTTCTGTGGTCAGGCTTGCACCATCAGATGTGTTCCACATAGCTGGTCCTGGTTTCGATGGGATCACAGGCTACAGCCCCATCAGGCTTGCACGGGAATCCATCGGACTGGGCATGGCTTGCGAACAATTCGGGGCTGGTCTGTTTGGGTCTGGGGCTAGACCATCAGGGATGTTAGAACATCCGGGTAGACTGTCTGATGATGCTAGGGGAAGACTCAGGGGAGACTGGGAAAGGCTGCACAGTGGACTGGATAACAGCCACAGGGTAGCCATTCTGGAAGAAGGAATGAAATGGACAGCCACATCCATTCCACCTGATGATGCACAGTTTCTACAGACCAGAAAATTCCAGATAGAGGAAGTGGCTAGGTGGTTTAACATCCCACCCAGTAAATTAAGGGACACAGGTGGGGTTTCTTATTCGAGTCTGGAACAGGAAAACATTGCATTCCTTAGTGAAACCCTTAGACCATGGCTGGTCAGGATCGAACAGGAAATCAAAAGAAAATTGCTTTCCCCTGAATCTGACAGCTACTATGCCGAACATTCAGTGGAGGGTCTGTTACGCACAGACCTAGCTGCACGGTATGCAGCGTATGCTGTGGGCAGAAACTGGGGCTGGTTAAGCATCAATGAAATTCGGGCACTGGAAAACCTAGAACCAGTACCAGGTGGGGATGTATACCTGCAACCGTTGAACATGCAGCCACTGGATGGACCTGGTGGGGCACAGGCACCACCAGCGGCACCATCTGTTACCACAGCCCCAACCACAGCCCCAGCACAGCTTCCAACAGCAGACACACCAGACAGCGCAACTGCTTCAGTTGGAACGGATGCTGGGGCTGTCATCCACAGTGCTGCATGGTGTGCGAAACTGGCACAGGATATGACAGACCACCAGATCCCAAGTTGCGAACACGGCTACACCAACAGATGCAGGATCTGTGGCATTGAACGGGAGAGAGTCTTGATCCCACCACCAGAACCGGGTGGACAGCACAGCTGGGGAATCAAGTGGTCACCCATTGATGTAAACAGGTCTGTCTATATCAGAGACAGATATGATGGTCTAAATTTCAAGCCACCTGATGGTGTTAGGAAAGAGGCTGAACTAGGCTTGAAGTGGCGAAAAGAATATAACAGAGGTGGAACATTAGTAGGTGTGGCAAGGGCTAGGGACTTGTCTAATGGTGTTTCAGTGTCACCGGAAACTATAGGTCGAATGGTCAGTTATTTTGCTAGGCATGAGGTGGACAAAGAAGGTGAGGGATGGTCACCTGGTCAGGATGGTTACCCCAGTGCTGGTAGAATTGCATGGGCATTATGGGGTGGGGATTCAGGTAAAACATGGTCTCAAAAAGTGTCTGATCAGATGGATTCTATAGACGAGGAAAAAAAAGATGGAAACTAGGGCACTGGGGACCATGGGACTGGATGCTGGGAAGCTGGTGGGCTATGCAAGCGTGTTTGGCCCACTCTCTGAAGATCTGGGCGGGTTCAGGGAAAGAATTGCACCAGAGGCATTTAATCGCACATTAAAGGGCAAGTCTGATGTGCGGGCACTGGTGAACCATGACACCACCATGGTTTTGGGCCGCCGACAGAATGACACCTTGAAACTGTCTGTGGACAGTACAGGGTTAAAGGTGACCATCGACCCACCATCCACCAGCTACGCTGCAGACCTGATGGAACTGGTCAAACGGGGTGATGTGTCCCAGATGTCATTCGGGTTTATTGTCATGCCTGGTGGGGAATCATGGGGTGTCGAAGAAGGAACCAAAATCAGAACTGTATCTGATCTGGAACTGTTAGAAGTTTCAGTTGTGTCCATTCCAGCCTATCCTGACACCACAGTAGCTGTCAGGGGGCTGGGTCTGTGGGAGTCTGACAGACTGCAAAAGCGTCTGCAGAATCGGGGGAATCGGATAACATTACTGCAGCTGATGCTGCCGGGGGGCTGAACATGACTGATCGACAGAAGCTGGCACAACAGCGTGCAGGGCTTGTCAAGCAGGCTAAGAGTCTGCATGACCTAGCATCACACCGGGAATGGACACCGGAAGAATCTGCTAAGGTGGATGATATCGTAGCACAGATCCAGATGTTGGACACCAGGCTGGTAGCTGCAGAAGAATACATTGCAGCTGATTCAGCAGAGGATACCACGGAAGAACCAGCGGCTGAACCAGCGGCTGAACCAGCCATGGCAGATCCAGAACAGCCACAGCAGAACAATCTGGCCCGCCGCATTGAAAAACTAGAGGGTCTTCTAGTGTCCAATCGCCGCACTGCACCAGCTCCACTGGGTTCTCCTGCTTTTGTGCGGGATTTCAATGACCGCCGCCTTGAATCTGACCGCCGGTCAGCATTGCAGGGCTGGTGCCTGGGCCGTGAAGCCACTGCACAGCATCGGTCTGCTGCACAGCGAACAGGGCTGGATCTGAACAATGATCGACTGGTTTTGAAGCGGGCACAGTCCACCACGGTGGGTGATGGTGGTTACACCATTCCACAGGGATTCCTTGCAGAACTTGAAAAACGATTGTTGTACTACAACAATCTTCGCAATGTCTGCCGGGTTATTCGCACTGACACCGGAAACCCACTCCCATTCCCTGTCACTGATGACACCGGGAACCCTGCAGCCATCGGTGCAGAAAACACTGCACCATCAGAAACTGCAATGACCTTTACGCAGGTGTTGCTGGGATCCTATCGGTATGAATCCCTGGTCCTGACCAGCAACGAACTGTTGCGGGATTCAGGTCTGGATCTGGCTTCTGAAATTGGTGGCATGTTGGGTGAACGCATCGGGCGCAAGGAAGCCACGGATTTCACGACTGGAAACGGTACCACAGCCCCACAGGGTGTGGTTACAGGATCCAGTACTGGTGTTGCTGGTGCCACCACCACCACCATCACCTTGGCTAACATCATGGGGTTGATCGGATCCCTTGACTATTCCTACCAGCAGGGTGCAAGTTTCATGATGCATCAGGCAGTGTGGAACACGATTCTGCAACTGGCTGACAGTCAGTCCAGACCACTGTTCCTAGACCTGCTGAATGGGAATACCCCTAAGCTTTTGGGGTATCCAGTCATTGTCAACAATGCCATGGCTTCAAGCATTGCAGCCAATGCCAAGACCATCCTGTTTGGTGATTTCAGCAAGTACATGATTCGTGATATCGGTGATATCGAAATCATCCGGTTGAACGAACGATATGCTGAAAAGTACCAGACTGGTTTCCTTAGCATCCATCGGTCAGATGCAAAGGTAATGCAAACGAACGCGATCAAGCGTATCACCCAGCCTGCAACCTAAGGTGATGCATGAAAGTTAAGGTCCTGATCCACTGTGTAGGCACGCATGAAAACCACTGGCCTGGTACTGTAATTGAGGTACCAGACAGCGATGGACAGAGGATGCTGGATGCAGGACTAGCAGAACTGGTGGTGGTTTCAGCAGTGGTTCCTACCATTGCTGAAACCCCAGAATCTAAGCGTAAAAAGAGGTTTGAATCCCGATGAACCTAAAGGTGTTGGCCCAGCCTGCTGTGGAACCCTGCACCTTAGCAGAGGTGAAAGCCTACTGCCGTGTTGACAGCACAGATGATGATTCCACCATAGCTGGGATTATGGCTGCAGCTAGGGAATATGTTGAAAGACACACAAAAAAGACTTTAATCTACACAGCCTACAGACTGACACTAGACGCTTTCCCTGCATGGGACGATATTGAATTACCCAGAATCCCAGCCATTACTGCACCATCTGCAACAATCTCAGGTGTGAATTATGACACACCCAGAATCAAATACTGGGATGGTGATGGTAACCAGCAGACCATGGTTCTGGATGTTGATTATGAACTGTTGTTGGACGATAACCCACCCAGAATAGTACTGCCTGCTACCATGTTGTGGCCTGTCACTCTGGTCTACCAGCGGGGTGCAGTAGAGGTGGATTTTGTTGCTGGATATGGTTCTGCACCTGGTGCAGTCCCACCACTCCTGAGAATGGCTGTCAAAATTCTGACAGCCCACTGGTATGAACACCGGGACGCAGTGGGAAGCTATGGGACCGAAGTCCCACTGGCACTGGCTAACATTCTGTCCCTGCATGATTCAGGGGGATACAACTAATGCCCCTAACTACTATCGGCACAATGAGACACAGGCTGATCCTACAGTCTCCCACAGACACTGTGGACAGCTATGGACAGCCCATCAGAAGCTGGACCACCTACACCACGGTGTGGGGGCAAGTCATCGCACAGGGTGGGACAGAGGTTCAGCAGGCTGGACAGCTGTCTGGTCTGGTCACATACCAGGTAGTCATCAGGACCCTGTACACAGTAGCCATGACACACAGAATGATCTGGGAAAACAAAACCCTGAACATCCAGTCTGTGATCCCACTGGATGGGGAAAGAAAGTTCATGAAAATTGTGGCTATCGAGGAACAGCCGTGATGGGTAGACCATTCGGTATAGATCTGCATGTGCAGGGGCTGGATCTGATGAAAAGGATGCTGGGAGACTTCCCCAAATCCCTGAATGCAGCATTCAAACGGTCTGCAACCATGACTGGTCGAATAGTCAAGAATGCTGCAAAAGCACGGGCACCAAGTAGAAGAAAGTCCATCAGGATAGGTAGCAAAAGTGTAGCCATGTATGGTTCCAGTGGGTCACTTAAAAAGTCTATAACGAATGTGGCTAGAAAGCCAAAAAACGCACAGGGCACATCCACATGGATAGGGATAATCGGTGCAAAAAAAGGAATGGGAACTGTTGGCTGGGTCAAGTGGTACAAACGGGCTAAGGGTCAGCCAACATACAAAAACACCACGGTTTCCATTGAACCCAGCAGGTATTCCCATCTGGTAGAGAATGGTTCCATGAACAAGCTGTGGCGCAGTGGGAGAATGGTACAGGTCCCAGCTAGACCATTCCTTAGACCAGCGATGGATGCATCGAAATCACAGGCTGTTTCGATTACATCAGACAGCGTCAATAAAGAAATTGAAAAGCTAGTTAAGGCTGGGAAAGCATCCCCTGTCAGTAATGGGGAAACATCATGAGTCTACTAGGGAAGGTACTCAGGACCTACCTGACAGAACAAACAGGGTATTCAGCAACCATACCTGGTGGAATCAGTCCAGAGGTCACAGGGACTGGTCTACCACTACCATTCGTTCACTACGCTGGTGTGTCCAGACAGAGAACACAGCTAGTGGGGAATACCAGCATTTACTACACTGAGCGGGTGACATTCGCCTGTGCAGCTACCACCAGATCTGGTGTTCAGACTGTGGTGGACTGGATAACATCGAAGATCGCACTGGCTTCAACAAGAACTGTTATGTCTGGTGTCACTGTCCACACATTACGGGTGGATGACGAAGGGGACATAGCTGAATTCCTTGCAGACGGTGCAGATGAACCAGTCCGAACCACGACAGTGGATGTAATAGGGTCCTATGAAATAACATAAGGGGGGTGATCCATGGCTATTCAGTTTCCAGCGGGTGCAGTGGCTTCAATCAATACATTGACAGCAGGGACACCTGGCACAGCTGCTGTGTTAACCAATGTAAAAAGTATCGGTGGTTCTGCTGTTACGCGTGCTATGGCTGATGTGACAGCACTGGGTGATACCACCTTGCAGCGGTTACCCAGCAGGAATGACAAGGGTACATTGCAGATTACGTTTTATCTGGATGACACAGCCACAGCCACTAACCAGATAACTACTCTTAAAACCCGATTGACTTCTGGAACACACACCAGAATCACAATAAACCTTTCATCGGGTTCCACGATTGATGACCTGTTCCAATATGATGGGTATGTCACAGAAGTGGGTGAACCAGAAATTGCAGCGTCTGATGATGCATTGCAGTACACGGTTACCTTGCAGCGGTCTGACAAGTATTAATTGAGGTGATGTATGGGTCTGAACAGGGAACAGCTACTAGCACAGGCAAAGCCCAAAATCATCGAAGTCCCAGTCCCAGAATGGGGTGGGACTATTCATTTAAGGGACATCACAGCTGGTCAGAGGGACCAGTATGATGGTTACCAGATCGACCAGCAGGGGCAGAGTAAGTACACAGATTTCAGGGCTAGACTTCTGATCCTGTCGATCTGTGATCAGGACGGAAACAGGCTGTTCACAGATGCAGAGGTGTCCACCATCAGCAGTCTACCAGCACATGTGGTGGACCGGCTGTGGGACCAGGCTGCACTGTTATGTGGATTGAAGACTGAGGAAGTGGAAAAAAACTAAGAAAAAGACCAGTCAGGCGGGTGATGTTCCGTCTGGCTGGTCATCTGGGCTGCACTGTTGCCGAATTAGAACAGAGGCTGTCCAGTTCTGA